TTATTTCTCTTCTGCCAGTCTCCGGCAACATACGAGCCGGACTCTCTGGCGGTTACGCAGGTCATGATATCCGCGGTCGATGAGTCAAACCAGAGGTCACCTACAGAGTACGGAGGTTTTGGCTGGCTTACGAAAATCTGAGCCTTTCCGTCAATGGCATCGTAGACACCGCTCGGCGGCTCTGCTTTCATCTGTTCCCACGCGCTACCGTTGTAGATATAGGATTTCTGCTCGGTCGTGTTGTACCACAGATCACCCTTATGCTGCTTTTTCAGTGCGTCCGTTGTCCACGACTTAGACGGGTCTGTGCTCTGTCTCCAGGTTTCCGCCTTGCCGTCTATCTGCGTCTGCACATCCTCGAGTGTTTTTGCATAGTCTCCCTTGATCCAGCTATTAAGTGAGGAGTCATCCGTGTATTTATTTCTTTTTTCCCAGTCTGCAGCATTAAAATTTCCGCTCTCTCTCGCAGTCGTACAGGTCATAATATCTGCACTGGAAGAATCGAACCATAAGTCACCCACATCATACGGCGTAGTTGGCTGCTTAACGAAAATCTGAGCCTTTCCATCAATGATGTCGAAAACATCGTTCGGGATGCTCATTTCATGCCAAATTCCGGCTTGATAGATGTATTCCTTATTGGTCGATGGGTTTTTCCAGAGATCGCCATCGTGAACCATCTTTTCACTTTCAATCACGGTCATGATCGCCGCGCCGGTGCTGTCCGTAACGGTCGCTCCGGTGTGATCCAGCAACGCTTCTTCGGTCGTTCCCGTCCACTGTAAGGCTGGGTCGGTTGTCTGATACCATGTTTCTGCTTTTTTGTCGATCGAATTGGAGATTTTCTCCATTTCGTCGTCATATGCAGCGATGAAATCGCCCAGTTCCTTGCTGACTGCTTTTACGGCGGAGTCATCCGTATACTTATTTCTCTTCTGCCAGTCTCCGGCAACATACGAGCCGGACTCTCTGGCGGTTACGCAGGTCATGATATCCGCGGTCGATGAGTCAAACCAGAGGTCACCTACAGAGTACGGAGGTTTTGGCTGGCTTACGAAAATCTGAGCCTTTCCGTCAATGGCATCGTAGACACCGCTCGGCGGCTCTGCTTTCATCTGTTCCCACGCGCTACCGTTGTAGATATAGGATTTCTGCTCGGTCGTGTTGTACCACAGATCACCCTTATGCTGCTTTTTCAGTGCGTCCGTTGTCCACGACTTAGACGGGTCTGTGCTCTGTCTCCAGGTTTCCGCCTTACCGTCAATCTGAGTAGACAAGTTGGCAATAGTCTCTTTGTAGTCGCCGGAAAGGAAGTTTTCAAGCGCGGTATCGTCTGTATAAGTATCTTTTTTCGCCCAGTCGGACGCATTATACTTTCCAGATGTGCGCTTAACTACGCAGACAAGAATAGTTGTTCCTGTGAACCATGTATCGCCTACGTCATAAGGGGGAATCGGTTCGCCAACAAAAATCTGCGCCTTGCCGTCGATTTTGTCAAAAACATCGTCTGGAACGCTCATTTCATGCCAGCTTCCGTCCTTATAGATGTATTCGACATTGTTAGTCGTGTTATGCCACAAGTCGCCGTTATGAGCCGCTTTTTCGCGTTCCCATACGGTCAGAATGTTTGCGCCGGTGCTGTCTGTGATATTTGCGCCGGTATGGTCCTGCAATGGTTCAGATGTGCTATTATCTGTCCATTGGAGCGCCGGATCTGTTGCTTGGAACCACGTTTCGGCTTTCTTGTCAATCGAATTAGAGATTTCGACAAGCGTTTCTGCATAATCAGTGTAAATGAAGTTGTTAAGCTCAGAATCATCTGTATACTTAACTGCCTTGATCCAATCAGACGCATCATAGGATCCGGACTGGCGTGAGCGCTGGCATCTCATAAGATCGGAAGTGTCATTGCCCACCCACAGGTCACCTACATCGTACGGAGGATACGGCGTAGCTGTAAAAACGCGGCGCTTTGAGTCTGCTGTGTCTTTGGCTTCTGCGGCTTTCTGCATAGCAAGCGTGATATCGGTATCCTGTACGAGCTGCCAGCTCCACGCTGATCCGTCTTTCTGGAAGCGGTACGCATAGCCTTTCGACTTCCAATAGAATAAGTCTCCCTCATGAGCCGTCTTCTTCTCCTCGGTATCCCATTCTTTCGCCGGAACGTTGTTGAGCGTAGGCTCGTAATCGTAATAGAACGTTTCGATCTGACCGTCAATCTGCTTTTGCAGGTTGGAAATCATAGGGTTGTATATATTGCTCTTAAAGTCGTTCAGAGAAGATTCCGCTTTTTTTTCGGCAATATCTGCCACCGTTTCGCCCTGAATGGAAAGAGAAACCACGCTAAGCCGGACTTCTCCCGTCTCAGCATCCATGTAGACGGTCTGTTTTCCGTTTCTGTCCTGGATGATAAGGGTTCCGCCAACTCCCCAATCGAAATTGATGCCGATAGTAGTCATGATCTTAGCTATCATGACTCCATCTACAGTAAATCCACCGTTCCAAGTCTTTCCGCCGTCGGTCGATGCTGTGATTGTATCAGCTGTAATTTTGAAAACACTTTTGGATTCCGCAAGTGTAGGCTTATCGTGCAGATAGTAGATGCTGCTGCCGTCCGGCTGCACTTCGCTTGAAATATAGGTTCCGGGCGCGTTGGAAACCTGTTTTTCGAGAGCGTCCATCTGTTTTTCAAATTCTTTTTTAATAACCTGCTGCTGCTTTTTGAGATTCTGGTATACTTTCGAGCCAGATGTCGCCTTTTGCGACTTTACGGTTTCTGGGCTGTCTGTATCGCATGAAATAGACGTACTGCCAAGGTACGTGTAAGTAATATTGCTCAGAACCGAAAAGAAAAGATTTCCTTTCATATCCTGCACGAAACACGGGTCCATAAACTCAGCAAGCGGGTTTGAAATGTGATCTCCGCTGAAAGTGTAAAATTCCAGACCAACAATAACATTTCCGATTAGCTGCAGTGCCTGTGCTTCTTTGCCGGAAATCAATGGATTTTCGATCAAGAAGCAGTAATCTTCCGAACCTACAATATAAGATTGCTTTTCGTCTCCATCGTCATTCTCCGCCTTAACTCCGGTTATCCGAATCATATCTGTCGAAATGCTCGGATTCTTCTGAAATCCAGAAAAATTCTGTGCTTTCGTGTAATCATACGTGCCATCTGACTTTTTAAGGCCGGAAAAATCATAGCTCTTAATAATAACAGCACCGTTGGAATCGCAAATGGCATTACCGCCAGCAATCATAGCGATATATCCGAGCATGTCCCTGCAGGTAACATTTTCAGAAATTGCATCTACCACGAAATCACCATTTGTGAATTTCGCGCTGCCAGCAACAAGATTACACTGGATGCAGACATCCCGATAGATGTTGAATACAGTCGCCGGAAACGTCGTATTTGCAACGTAACTATCGGATGTTTTCGCCATGTAATCTGCAGCAACAAGAGCAATTGTGGATCCCGGCGTGGTCGGCTCAACTACAGAAAAGATTCCCTCTTTAATTTTTTCTACGCTTCCATCATCCAGCGTCATTCCCGTAAAAAGCGTGATTTCTGCGCCGTAAAAGTCAATGGAATCAAATCTTCCGTCGTAGTTATCCAAATTAAGCTCTATTGTTCTTGAAAGCGCCACACCGAGGGGGAATGAACTTCCCCCATTGGTGGTGATGCTGTTACCGTCAATTCGAAAATCTTTGGACGGATCCAGAGTCAATTTTGTGCCGTTCCGTAAAACCACGTTCGCGTACGCATAACATGCAGAACCGTTTTCTACTTTTTTCCTAAATTCTGTGCTTACATTTTTCATGATGGGTCAATCCTCGTTACCTGGAAACTAAGACTTGTGCATTTTTCCTCGCCCTCTTTGAGGGAATATATCGCTGTGTCAACGTTTGCAACATAAAATGCATGTGTCTCCCATTTTGCGGTTTTGATATTGAAATAATGGAAATTGAACTGAGACTTGAAAACAGTCTTTGAAAGGATTTCCGCTGCTGCTTCAAGGGTAATATCGGTCCATTTAAGGTTATACGCTTCAACGGTGAATAACCTTGTGTTGACCATTTTGCCGTTCATAAGCCGCCCGGAATCGTCCGAAGATGTTGCTGCAAAAGCAATTGTGTAACCATCTTCGTCAACATCTGGCGGCGTGTAGCCATCAAATTGCAAATGATTTTGTGCCATGTATGCCCTCCTTAAGTCGTAGACAGCTCGAATGGGTTATTTCCACCCTGTATCTGCTGCAGCTTTGCTTCGCTGATTGTTTCCTTGAACAGGACTTTTCTGTCCAACTGTGCAACGAAAGTATAGCTTCCATTGCCTTTTCCAGACTCTTCCCGGACAATCTTACGGATAAGCCCCTCTGGTGCTTCGATATTGTTTCCGCTTTTCTGATCTCCGAGCATTGCCAGAAACTCCTGGTTTGGTGGGATGACCGCACCGGATGCCAGATGTGGGATTCTTCCGATAGTTGGAATATTTACATGCGGAATTCTATTCACGCCGCGGATCAGATTATTGATTGCTCCGATTGCCTGATTAACCATGCTGATGATCCCATTAATCGGAGCACGCACAACATCACCAATTCCGCTCATGATACTCGAAAAGATATTTTTGACGCTCTGCCAAGCATTCCGCCAGTCACCAGTAAACGCGTATTTAATAAAATTCATAATCCCAATAAATACGTTTTTCATAGTTTTGAATATTGACTTAATCAAATCGCAAAGCACCTGCGGAGCAATGCCAGCTACGCCAAAATATTTTACCCAGTCAACAGAGAATAATTTTTTCACCAGTGACATAAATGGAGTTAAAATATAGTCTCCAATCCATTCAATTACAGCGCCGCATGTATCCGCAAATCCCTGTGCTATTTGTCCTGCACCGGAAAAAGCTTTTTTCCAGTCGCCCGTAAACACACCAACAAGGAAATCGATCAACCCGCCGAGCATATCCAGAATTCCGTTCGCCATTTCTACCGCAGCGCCCAATAAATCAATAGCCGCGTCGCCTAACCATTGTACAACAGGAGCCAATAATGGAATTACATTTTGAAGAATCCAATTAATAAGGGGAACAAGAACGTTATTCCAAATTTGCTGTAGCGCATCAATGATTTTTGCGCACACATCAAGGAATTTATCGACAAAATCTGTAAGAGGTCCATTAATCAAATCTTCGAGCCGCGTTCCCCATTCATCGATGATAGGCACTACATAACTATTGTAAAGATCAAGCAATGTTGCCAAAATAGACGCACAGCCTGATTCGATATCATCAATAAATGGCTTAACGCTCTCATCATAAAATGCAATGATTTTGTCGGATGTATCGTTTAAAAAGTCCTCGATAACCTGCGCGAGTTGCTGAATAGGTGCGATTGTTTCGTTAATCGCTTCAACTAATTTATCTTTGTTATCGATCCATGGCTGCCATGCAAGATACATTTTATCGCGCTCGTATCGTGCAAAAATTTCTACAGCCAAGCCGCCTAAAGATGCAAAAATTCCGATAAGATTTCCTGTCAAATCCTGCGCTGTTTGTGTACCAAACGTTTTTGCAAATACTTCAGCTATCGTTTTTGCTATAATTCCGAATTCATCTGCAATTTCTGTTCCGACATTGAAAACGTCAACCAAAAATTTTTTGATTCTATCTTTATTTCTGCTCAAATAGCTTTCAAAACCGCCCACAAGATTAACAGCCAGTGTAAGGCCTACGCTTGCTATTGATCCGGCTACGACCCCGAGATTATAGATTACAGATTTTGCAAAGCGTTTCGCGGCTCCTACTACTTCCGGGTCCGTGAAGATCTCAGCAAGATTCCTTTTGATGGATGCCAGATCCTTTTTCAGCTCTGCAAGCTGCGGTTTGTAATCTCCAAGGCCATCCCAGAAGCCGGACATAAACAAGTCTTTTATCTTTTTTAGTAAATCAAAAACTTTCTGCAGATTATCCATAAAAGCGTTAGGGATCTGCTCTTCCGTAAACATCGGCGCACTGCCTGTTCCTCCTCCACCGCCGCCAGCTCCCGGGGATTTGCCGCCACCGCCGCTGCCGGAACCGCTGTCGCTTTTCGAATCCATCTTGTTCAGATCATCGAGAGGGGAAAGGTATTTTTCCGTTGCTTCTGCGGCCGCATCTGCCGCATCTGCCGCATCGTTGGTTGCGTCCGCTACATCTTCAGCACTCGATGCCGTATCGCTTAGAGATGCCGCGTAGTCCTTCTGGACGGCTAATGCTCGGGTGTATGTTTTCTTCCCGGAAAGCATCGAAAAAAACATACTCACGTATGTTGCCGCGGTACTGAGCATGTCGATGAATTTTGACAGAATCGGTGCAATCGCTGTAAGAATCGGAGCAAAAGCTGTTGCAAGACTGTTTTTGAGCCGTTCCAAGCTACCCCACAGCATAGAGATAGCTGAGTTGGTTGAACCGGATTCCTGCGCCAGGTTGGACATTCCGGCCACAACCGCGCTTCTCAACTTATTGAAAAGTACGAATAATGAGCGGATGCCTAGACCGTATTTTAACAACGTCATAATTCCGTTTTTGGCATTTTCTGCCGCGCTTCCGGTCTCTTTCAGCGAATTTGCGGATTTCTTTCCGCTGTCAGCCACTTTTTTATTGGAATTTGCCAGCTTTTCTCCGTCGTCAGCGGCTTTTTTTGTTGCTGCGCTGCTTGCTGATTTCGAATAATTATCAATGCTGTCTTTTACGCCGTCATATGACGTTTTCAGCCGGTCATTGATATTTGCCAGCTTTTCTTCTTCCTGCGCCAGTTTTTCCGTCGACGCTGCTGCTTCTTTTGTAGGTTCGGTATTAATCGTTGCAGTACCGGCTTCTTTCATTTCACGCATTTTTTTTGCGACCGAATCGTATTTGTCACGTAAAAAGTCAAGGTCAACCGCAAGCTCTCCCATTTCTGCCGTCTTACTTCCGTCATCATTCGAAGACCAAAGTTCATCCCATTTTTCTTTGGTAATCGAAATTTTCTCATCCAATTTCGCAAGTTCTGACTCAAGATGTGCGTACTGCTGAGTTGGAGTTTCTGATCCTAGCGCGGACGTGAACGCTCTTCCTGTTTCTTCAAGATCCTGCAACTCACCTTTTGCATATTCAATTGTTTTTGCGAGCTGGTCAATATCATACTGATAGCTCTTATACTTTTTGCTATCTTTACTGCCGCCCAGCGCCACAAATTTTTCCTGCGCATAGATTAGTTTGTCCATCTGCGTCTTAGCAGACTCTATCTGTGCCTGAATCTCTTTGTATTCGTCGGTCGGTATCTGCTGTTTTCCTAGTTCAGCAACCTTTTCTTTGAGCTGTTCGACTCTTTTTTCCTGCTCTCTGTACTGATCGTTCAGCTTCGAGAACGCATTCGCCTGTTTGTTAAGTGATGCTTTGGCCTTGTCTCCAAGACCATTAATAGACGAGATACACTGCCGCACATTCGCTTCCAGCTCCTTACTGCCAGCTTTTGCGCCGTTGGTGTCAATCTCCGTATCAATAATGATATAACCGTCAGCCTGTCCCGCCATGCGTTTTTCCTTCCTACCGTGTAACTTTTAACGGTTTGTGCCGGTGCTCCGTATGCTCCGGCAGTTATTTTGATATTCCGAAAAGCTCTCTAAGAGCTGCTTTTTCTTCTTCGCTTCTCTGGCCGCTTGCCGATTTGAGATCGATGATAGCCTTGTTATCTCTGTAATATTCCTGTTCCCACTTGTCCAGTTTCTTTCCTTTGGCTTTTTTATCTCGGATACTTACCACGGTCGCAAACGTGCCTTCGCCGATCTCCACGTAGAATGCAAAAAAAGTCCACCAGTGCAGATACTTCTGACCGCGCACATCTTTTCCGGCAACCTTATTGATAGACGGAATAATAATGGTTGCATCCTGTATCCAGTCCATTAATTTTGGCCTTTTTCGCTTTGTGTCCTCTGAAAACCCACAGTCAATAAATTCACATGCTTTTTCTGATGCTTCTTCCCATTCGCCGGGTGGCATATCGTCAAAATCAATATAGAGGATAGCTAACATGCTTATGACCTGTTCCGCCCTCTTTTCGTCCTCGGTCATATCTGGTTCGAAAATCTCTGGATCGTTCATACATTGCAAAATATCCAATACCACTCGATAATCTGAGCGTATTGGATATTCTTTTCCTGCAACGTTGAGCGATGTCGGAAGGCTCCACGCGTCCATTATTTACGATATTTTGTAACGTACTTGTTCATACGTGTTCGAACTTTTTTCGCCCTGTGTTCGGTCTCAGTTTCGATCACGCGGCCGATAGCGTCAACAACTTCTTCGAAAAACAGCTTTCCAGAAGCAAGCGGAGAGAACGGGCCTAAGATGCTGAAAAATGATGCTTTCGAATCCGATCCGATCAGATAGGAAAGCTCATCAGCAACCATGCTTTCAACCTTTTTAATGTCCGCCGGTTCGTTTTCCGGCACTGAAAAGCTGTTCAGATTTTCTACAACCTCATCATATCGTGAGATAAGATTGGTGTCGGACGGTCGAAAATCAAATTTTCCGTATACATGGCCCTGCTTATTTTTGATGTAATAAGTTTTTAAGCCATCATCAATAATGATGTCGTTACTCTGCGGTTTTACCAGTTTATTGCTCATCTGAAAGCTCCTTTCTATTCGTGTGTGATCTTACGCCAGGGATGTGCTTTTATCGGAAACTGGCGCTGCGCCCTCACTAAATTCCGGAGTTCCGGTTTTAAGAGAAGCTGCGCTTACGTAGCCTTTTGTGAATTTGCCATCCTCAGAAACAGCGAACGGGATATTGAGACCTGCAGTATCGCCGCCGTAAGACTGCGGTTTTACGATGACTTCTCGTACGTACGCAAGATGATTTGTTGCCGCTGTGTCCTCCACGATGACCTCTAGCATAAGTGTTTTACAAGCATCGCCTTTTTTACGCTCGAGGGCAATATCTCGCAGCACCGGATACAGCTTGTTATCCGGATCAGCATAGAACGGGTCAGCGTCCATAGACGGCTCATATCCGTTGTCTCTCGTTTTGGTCTGTCCGAGAATGTTTTTGGTTGTTTCTGTGTCCGGGTTAAGCTCTACGGACATATCCTCGATGTCGTCACCTACCAGCACCCAGCTTGCGGATGCCACGACTCTCTTGAATGTCGAATCAAGGTAAGTGGCCATTGCTTCACGCTCAAGTTTAGACATGTTTTTTCCTTTCTACCGCGTAACTTTTCGCGGTCAGCGGCTGCCGAATCGGTGCCGGTATGATTATTTTTTGAATTTTTTCCGATATTTTAAGGACATACTGATAACCCAGTCTTCCACTTTGTTCTCCGCCACCGTATCAAGATAAGATGGCGTAAGACGGGTTATAGATTCAATAACTCTTCCTTCCGTAAGTGCAGGGTAAGAATTCAGATGATATTCTTTCCCATCCACCTGCACGGGCTGTTTTTCAAGCCACTTTCCGAGAGTGTCCAAAAATTCCTTGATTTCTGTCTTAACCCCCGGCGTTGTAGGCGCGGAACGGTACACCACAAAAAACGGGTAATTGCAGAGCTGATCTACCAGCCCGGTGACCGATTTCTTTTCCGATGCGACAACTGCCCCGCTCACCGGATAGAATGCGATTCCGTCATCCTCTTTTAGAGATGAAAACTTAATCTTTTCGGTCGGCTGCAGACCGGGAAAAGTGTTTAGAACGATCTCAAGTGCTTTTGTTACGATGTCATAGCCGTCAACATCGTACGTAACGAGCTTTTTAACCTCCTCCGGCACGTTTCTTCACTCCCTTCACCCATTCTTTGCCGTGTGCCGCTTTTGCGGCATCAAACCAGTGATCCGTAGCAGACGGATGCGCGGTTCTATCGAATTTTAGTGGTGTATCAGTAACAACTTTTTTTGCGCCAGGTCTCGCCCACGCTGAACGCGTCTCCGGATCAACCATAAGTTTTCCCTCGTACAGGAACCGTCCATACGGCGGAGCGCCTGCACACACCTTTCCAGTGCCTTGCATGGATGCGCTACGCACTCTGGTGGTGTCTACCATGATTCCGTCTCGAAATGGCATGTACGGGATCATATCATTCATAACCTGTCCATCAAGCCAGAACTGCGCTTCCTGGAACTGCTTGTCGAACCTCGTAAGGTCTACCTGTACCTTAACATTTCCATTCACAACCGAAAAACTGGGGAAATGCTTTGTATTACTCATCATCTTCCCCCTATCTCAAAATGAGGAATAAGCCTGTACGGACCGCCTACATTGCTGATGGAAAACACATTATCGTATTTTTTGTTCATGTAGTCATAGAAGCCGCGGTCTACTCTGCTTGTGTATTCCGCGTCTTTCACCACGCCGTACATCTGCCGTTCAACAATTGTGGAAATCGGCATTTTCTCGTGATCCTGCACGTATGCTCCGTTATTGTCGATAAGATAAGCCTGTTCTTTCTTGACGCAGTAATTGCCGAGCACGAAAAAATCTTCGTTAGCAAAAGTGATTGTTCCCGGGAGTTCTTCATTCGTCTGAGCTTTCCAGGCTTTCGGTGATAACCACTTCTTTCCCTGCACCATAATTGTGCCGTTATATGGCGTGTACGCCACGTGCAGGCTGGCCGTATCGGCGCTGTCAATGCCGGTTCGGACAATATTTGCGACCTTATCCGTGATAAGATCCACATGCTGCAGCACGGTCGGATACCAGAATACATTCCCGGTTTGATCTTCGTACCGGTTGAAAAGAGTTATGGTTTCGTCATACATGTTTCCACCTACTTCTTATTCTTCACGAGAGCCGTTTCATATTGACCGCTAAAACGTGATTTTCCATTTGAGTACCACGTATAGCCTTTGGGATTCGTAAGAGCATTTTCTACGGGTTTCCAGCCTTTAGGGGGGGTATTGAAGCGTTTTACCGTCTTACCGTTTACAGTTTTCATCATTCCACTGTTGCTACCTATTCCACCCATCATTTTCTCCTTCTGGCTCCCCTGTTATAATTCCGTTCTGCTCTGGTATCTTTTTTTGCAGTACGGTTAAATTCGTTCCGATTTAGAAAATCATTCGTTTCTTTTCTGTCCTTTTTGTAATTTTCCAAATCTTTACGCCACTCAGAAGCCGAAATGTTTCTTGTCGTAGCCCCGTTTGATTCTACACGCTGTCGAAATTCTCTCTGCGGCATATTGAGCGGTGTAGGCTGCGGCATTCCATCAATACCACGCTGATAGTAATTAACGCCATTTTTTCGCGTGAAATAATACCGTGTTGTCTCCCCGTTTATTGTAACGTCCATGCCATGCTCTAAGGGGTGTATTGGTAATCTGCTGTTTGCTCCTCTTCCGCCCATCTCACCACCTCACGCCTGCATACAGGACCGGAACGCCGTCATCCGTCATAACGCCCTGTAGATTTTCGAGAATAATCTGTGTAACGAGCACGTTTTCTACCTTTTTGTCCATCGCCGCTTGTCCGTAGACGCTGGAATTTATACCGCTGGTTCCAGTCACGTAGGAGATGCTTTCACTGCCGGAAGAAATCGAAGAAACGGCCTTATTGATGACCGTTCCATCTTCTCTCTTTACGGTTCCTACTGTTTCCATCGCGGCATTTTTTACGGTGTCGATCTGAAAAAGCGCATCCGCCAGTGTACAGACCGCTTTCTTGATCTTTTTCTGTGCCCGTTCGTTTTCCGGCAGCCCGTCGGCAAGCCGGTCAAATGTCAGAATGTCGATTCGATCACTTGCCCGATCGGCGTACCGCGGAAAGTCGGATTCTGGCACGGTATCGCCGAAATATGAAGTTATATAAAAGTCATAGTCTGCATATGCCATGCCAGATACCTCCGTCAACCGTTGGACTTAATCAGTCCCATACGGATGTTTTTGTGATTGAATGCAAGTGACCAGTTCGCTTTTGCTCCGAGTTCCGCAGTGGTCGGGGATTCTTTTGCGATTTTATTTGCATTTATTGAAAATCCGTTCGGATGCAGTACGTAGCCCTGTTTTGTGTAGAGCTTACGAATACCGCCTTTGGTTTCTGCATCATAGTCTGCATAGTAAGGATCCTCGTAGTTGGTCTTATCGCAGGTGAGCACCGTTCCAGATCCGATCATATAGCTCTTATAGATCGGAACATCTGTAGATGTGTCTACAGTAAAACGATCAGATACAACCGGAATGAATCCGCCGATCGTCGGAAGCTCAACATCTCGTTCGATAGCATTTGTGATTGTATACTTGTTGTAATCGACAAGCCCCATAGCCTTGTATCGAGCGTAGATGTAAGAGTTAAGGACCAGCAGACCCATATTCTCGTCTGCGTCTCCAACTGCTTTCTGCTGCGCGAAAATCAGTGTTGTATCATTGATTTTGTTTGTATCTGTTACGGTTGTAACACCAGAAGATGCCGTCGCCGAAAGATCCGTAACATGATCTTTCATACCGTCCAGTGCAAGAACCGCATCAACAATGGCCATGAGATCGCGGGTTCTTACCTGCCGATAGAATCCGGCAACAGAGTTTGCAACATGTGTCATCGGGTCAGCACCGGTCAGCTCCTTTGTGAAATCCTGGGCTTTCCATGCTTTCATACGCTGGGTCAGCATACAAGTCTGTTTCTTTCCACTGATATCAGTCGGGGTGTTGTCGGTTTCACCATCATTATTGAGCGCGTGAGATTCATCCTCATCAATCGGAACATAAAACGGAAGTGTTGCAACGTTTCCTTTTGTTCCGATCAGATCCATGATCGTCTGATCCTGTACAAGGATTCCAGACGCTAAGATTCGGTCATTCCAGGTCGGCTGCTCGCTCATGTAATCGGAGAACACCTCCGGATCAAACGAAAAGCCGCCAAAAGTACCAGTTCTTGGCATTATATTTCCTTTCTACCGCGTAACTTTTTGCGGTCAAGCGTTATCGCGCGATAACGGTGTTATTTCGAGAGTGCTTCGTACAGTTCGGGATCTTCTTCTCTTAATTTAAGTCTCTCATCAAGATTCATTTTGCGGAAAGTTTCTTTCGTAAGCTCGCCGCCCTTGCCGCCAGTTGTAGGCTGTGTGAATTTGGCTGCATTGTTCTTTGCCTTTTCGGCTCCGGCATCTGCGAAAATCCCTGCTTTCTGTTTTCCGTCCTTGTCGGTAATCATCTCTGTAAAGATATCCGAAATGGACTTTCCTTTTGCAGAATCAGCATCCAGTGCTTTTGCAAGCGCTGCTCGGTAGTAGTCGGCAGTAATATCGTTCAAAAACTCGTATTTCTTCGCTCCCTTTTCGTCTGTAGCCGTCAAGAAATCATTTACCTGTTTTTCGACTTCTGCCTTTCTGACATCTGCTGCCCGTCCAGCTTTCTCTTCGTTGAGCTGTGTGGTGAGAGTTGTAACTTTCGTCTGTAATTCTTCGACGTTCACGTCTTTGAATCCCTCCAGCTCTTTCTGCACATCATCCAGCGAGTTCTTGTACTCATCACGTTTTGTAACTACCTTGTCATAATCTGATTTGGTCCGATAGTTTTCTTCCATCTTCTTTTTCAGATCCGCTTTTTTGTCTTCCGGAATCTCGATTTCGAGTTCTGAAAGAATTGCTTCGTAATTCTGCATTTTCTATCCTCCTAAACGTTGTTTTTAACTGCCCGTCGGCAGTAATGGATTTAGGCAGATCAACCTCTGCCGGGGTAATGGGAAAATAGGATTCGAACCTATCAAGCAGTCCAAAGATCCAGCATCTTATGGCAGAATCAAGGGGGATGATGCCAGTTTTCCATTACTGTTTCCCAATTGTGTAATTCATAAAATAATAAGAAACACGCCGCGTTTTCAGAAAGGCTTGAGGAACGGAAAACGCGGCATATTTCAGACACGTTCCGAGCCTTGTGCAGGCTCTTAACAGGATCCCCTAGAACGTCGAAAGGAGGTGAATTGAACATCAAAATGACTTACAAGCCCATCCCAACTTCTTTTCACGCTCCTATCGTACTACATATGATATTTTTCGTTGTACCCATCTTGCTGTCATGAATCAGCAAGTTTTCGAATCTGCTGCATGATAGCCTGTCTTTCGTCGCGAAAATCCGCATCGAGAATCATGGCCTGCAGCATATCGAATACCTCAACCATAAGACGGCCGACGGAGTCCATCAGCTTGTCTTTGTGCGCCGCGTCTCCGTGTTCCTGGTACGCCATTTTTGCCGCAATGTACTCGTCATACAGCGCGTCAATATTCTTATCGTATTTTCCGTTACTGTATTTCTTAATCAGCGTTTCTGACGCGTCCATCATAACCGCTGGAATGCTCTCACACTCCATTTTCCGCATATTACACAGAGTGGTTGTGATTTTGAACATTGCGTCAAGGTTATCTGTCGTGAGTTTCTGCATCGCAGATTCTTTTTCTCTTTCCAACTGCTTTTCCAGCACTTCTTTCACGTTTCCCATCATTCAACCTCGATTCCTTTCATGCGTTTTTTGTATTTCTCGTGCAATTCTTTCTGCGACTCAGTGATATAAACCATATCATAGCCGGTTGAGATCAGATCAAGAATAATCTTGTCAATTTCTTTCAGCTCATCACCCACAGCATCTACCAGTGAAGCTACAAGTACGAAATCTTCCACGTTTTCTTTTTCAAGAAGCGCGGCGGCATAGATCTGATACACCTCTTTTGTTTCCTCTTCCCATTCCCGATACGCTGAAAATCCATCTTCTACAGCTTTCTGCTTAGTCCCTTTTCCGACAGATATGCTTTTCGCGGAGTACCAGCTATCCGGAATCATCTTCACTTCACCAGAAAACGCATTTTGAATCAGTTTTCCGTGTCTTTCGATGCGATATTTGCATATTTTTCTTCTTTCGATGCTTTCCGCGAGGTGCTGGTACTCATGAAGCCGCTTATATCCCTTCAATCCGAGAAAATCGAAATAGTCCGCGAGCTGATCGTGCATCATGATAGCCGCGATGAAGCGGCTGTTGATTTCCGAAAAGATAGCATCCGCATCTGTTACGTCTGTTTTGCTTCGGAAAGTAATCATGATTCGTCACCCCCTACGCAACTTTTTTGATGATGAGGTTCGCGTCTTTTACCAGTACTTCGGTTGTAGAAATATTTCCGACTGATACAGTAAGGCTTGTTCCTGCCGGTACAGGGATCAGCGTGTCCGCGCTCACATTCTGATAAGTGTTCGCCGTAACTACGGTATAGTCCATCTCTGTTCCTCCAACCGCTTCTCCGTTCAGTTTCAGCGTAAGCACGGTCGCGCCTGCTGCCGCCGCTGTTACGTTTCCGTTGAACTGTAATTCTACCGCGATAGGAAGGTTCGTCCGGTTCGTGATTGTGAAAATTCCGCTTCCCTCGATGTGGTTCAGCCATCCGCTGGAGCATCCACAACGACGGGATTTTACGCGGGTATTTGTGAATACAATATTCTGTCCTGCTGCTACTGTCTGTTCTGCTTTGGCAATTACATTTAACATAATTTTTCTCCTTTTTGAAATGAAACAGGGGCAAGCTCCACGCCTACCCCTGCAATTTTGCACAACTACTGTTTCGTAGATTTGGAATCTTCCAACATGCTGATTATTTTATTTTGATTTTCGATGATCCGGTCAAGGTACTTTCTGTCCTGTTCCTGCAGGTGTTTTGCGATATCCGCATTGCTCGCCTGCGATAGGTCGCTCTGATAATTCATCGCCTGCAGGAATACACCGAACAGGTTCAGAAGATCGAGCGCGGACAGCTCGCTTGTGCTCATCACAGCACGTTACCGCCATTTCCGCAACATCCGCCGTATCCGGTCATGTTGTACGCGAAATACGGGGAACATGTAAGATAAGCCGGTGTAGGTGTCGGGCGTACCGCATCAATGATTGTACGGGTCTGCGAAACCTGTGAAATCTGATTGTACGCGTTCTGCAGATCGCGGTCACGGTCTGACAGCTTATCCCTGAGTGCCTGGATGGTGTTTTCCTGCATCATCTGTCTGGTTGCGTTTCCGTCGGCCAGAATGCTCTCTTTGATATCACAGCAACACTGTGCCATCTGAGCCTGCATATTCTGTGCCATGAGTGCCGCATCATATCGGCTCTGCAGGATCTCTTTCTGTGTTTCACAGCAACAATTCTGCTGTGCCGCCTGCACCTGCTGTAAGCCGAGCTGATTGGTATACCGGTTTTCCAGTACGTCTCTCTGCGTCTGGCAAGCTGTGTTGGAAACGTTCTGATTGGTATTGAAAATGTCACGTTTGACAAATTCATCAGAAATGAAATTGTCCTGCACGCCAGTCTCAACGCCGCCACGGTTCCATCCGCCCATCATCGGGAACAGAAATGCCAGCAGAATAATCCAGATCCACCAGCAGCCACCGCCCCAGTCATCGTCATTGTTTCTCGTTACGGCTGCTACATCAGCCGCGCTAAGTCCCATTGTTCCATCTGTCATGGTTCTTTCTCCTTATCCTTCTATTTATTAAGGCTGTGCACCGCCCTAATATCTTATTTCATCAGCCCAGAGAACTGCCCCGGGTCCATCCCGTTCTGTCTGCACATGTCCTCGAATACCTGCTTTGGGTTCTTACCTTTGCACATATCCATAGCTTTCTTGACGTTCGGGTTAGTCTGCGCCATCTGTTCTACTGCGGCCTGCGGATTGCCCGCCTGTTTGAGCTTATTGACCATCTGCATAGCCTGCATCATCGCACCCATCGGGTTGTTGCCGCCGCCCATATTGCCTATCATGCTCATTAATGGATTCATACGGATTCCTCCTTATTCTCCGGCTTTTCGCCTAATCGCGTCAGCAGAGCGTCAAATTCCTGCCGAGTAACGTATTCTTGTCTTTCTTCTTTCGGCTGGCTCTGTGCCGGGTTTAGGGCTTCTGGCGAGATCTCGGCGAACTGAAACACCTTGAAAGTCGCGCTTCCCATGCCGTCCACAGACTTAACGTAAAACACAGGGCTGTTGTTGTCCATCATCCAGGCAGTGTGTCCAGGCTGGACAATCTGATTTCTTGCGCCCTCGATACCTGCAACCTGTATCCAATTTACGTTGCTGGTCGGCGCCTGCTGCTGTTGCTGACTTTGTGGTGCATACATGCTCATCTGCTGGTTTCTCGCCTGTTCCAACTGATTGATTCTCTGCTGAAGCATTGCCTGTTCGTTCGCAAATGCCTGCGGGTCAATATACGGATACATATTCATCCCTCCGTTCTCTTTCTACTCATATTTTAGGCGCAAAAAAAGAACTCTGACAGTTCGTCAAAGTCCCATGAAATGCTCAAAAAAGTATCATCAGCATACTTTAATGATTTTGGTGTTTACGTTTCTGCTGATCCGTTTTGCAGTAGAAACAGAAATATTCATTAGTTCCGCACACTTTTCGAGCGGAATATCCCTACTCCGATAATCAAAAAGTGTACGTTCGTCACGCGTAAAATTACAATACGTGCGAAAATATTCCAGCTCCGGTACTGTGAATTCATACACTTTCAAGATAAGCCCTCTTAATTTTTCTTGTCGGTCATCGCATTTACAAGTTCTTCCCTCGTTTTTTTTAAGCCCTCGATGTTGTTCCCTGTAATCTTATTTTCGATCAGATTGAACATGCTCCTCATTATCAGATTCATATCATCTCGTTGGGTGCGGATAGAGGTATAATCTTTCTCAAGTTTTGACTTGATATCCTTGATATCCTCCTCCATCGTCTGCATCCTCTTTTCCAGATCCCTCTCTGGCTTTTTGAATTTCTTCCATGCTCCGGTCAGAACCACAATCGCGCCACCCACTGTAGTTATCCAGCCGCAGAGAATCATGATTTGATTAATCGTCTCAATCATCTGCTTTTTCCTTTTTGCGTTTTTGATATCGCCGTGCATCCGCTGCGGCTCTTGCTGCCTGTTTTCGGTCCCAATGGGCTATTTTCAATCGCTCATCATAAGGGCGCAGGTTGTTGTCTTCGCAAAACTTGCGATATGCTTTATTTTGCTTACTAAGCAAATTAGCTTTTTGCTCTGTTCTACTTTGCAATTTGCTTTTCGTCTCGTCATCGCTTGCGTTGTCTATAGCATATTGCAAAGTTTGAATTTGCCTTTTGCTGTTTCGTATCCTGCGTTCCAACAATCGTTGCCGCTTCTGTGCTTCTTCCACCTTACGATTATCTGCGTAAGAGATATTTTTCTCGTCGAATGGATTGTTCTTTCCATCACCAGATCCGAAACTATGACGGCAATTCCAGCCGCCCAGTCCCTCGCCGGTACCGTATCCGGTCACCTCGTAAAAGTTCGGGTATCTCCTGTCTTTTCCGGTGCGGGAATAGAATCGTCCTTGCCACCACAGATGATTCCCTGGGTTCTGCCCGCCGTCTCCCGTTCGTGCGCCTACATGTGCTGAAACAAGAATAATGTCCCAATCCATTTCTTCCATCCGCGCTTCTGATACGTCGCACGCCGCCTGCGCTATGCCGGTGCGTACGATGGTCATGGTCGCAGATTCAAGGCTCTGACGATATCCGGTCGGGTACTTGACTGTAAGCCCCTCTTCGGACACTTTCTCGATCAGATCAGCCACCACAGCGCCGTAAGACTCTCCGCCGCTCAGAACCCTGTGGTAGGCGCTGTCAAGCTCGTTGATGAAGAGTCTCTGCGCTTCTTCCGCGGTCGTCCGGGTGAAGTTACGCCATGTGCCTGCAGTCGCCTTATAATCCCTTTCAAGAACACGCATAAGTGTTGGAGAAAGAAGAAGCGGCGTAGGTACCAGCCCAGCCGCCGTGTAAACTGCGTCATCCCACTTGAGCGTCTGTATTCCCGCATCAATGCAGGCTGATTTGATCTCTGATAGCTGCTGATTGGTCGCCTTTGCTATCTCTTTCTGGATATCTTCCAGCAGATAGCCTGCTTCCTGTAGTGCTTCAATTCTCCACTTATCCGCCGCAGTCAGCATGTAATTCTCGCCGCGTTCCATGCGTGTTAAAATCGCCTTGACGATCTTCCGCATGATCCGGTTGTGTAAATCCTCTGTGATGGCTTCTGCGCCCTCTGCCGCGTGCTGCAGATACTCCGGGGTAATCATGTCTTATTCCTCTTTCTGTGCCTGTTTGATGATCTGGTTTGCTCCTGTGCTTGCTAATCCGCTGACAATGCCGACGGCTACCGCATTAAGCACGTCATGCGCCGGAAAATCCGGGATTGTGTACATACCAACAACGCCCAGCACCGCTCCCGCCAATCCTACTGTGCACGGAATCCACTTGTTGCTAATATCCGTTGCTTTCATCACCATGCCTACCAGATAGCAGACTACTGTGATGCAGACTACTGTTGCTACTCCACTCATATCCATGTTATCATTCCTCCTTATATTTGCTGTCAAAAAGCTCATCCTCTTTCGGAGTGGCTTCTTCGACCATTGCCTTTGCGTCTTCCTCCGAGAATCCCTCGAACTTGACGAAATACATCCACGCCGGTACTTTTCCGGCATTAACGTAATTCCACCAGCGTGCACGGTCCTCCTCGCGGTTATACGTGATGTCGCCGAAATCATAAGTAACTTCGTACTCTCCCGCCGGACTCTCGCCGTACAGATCCGCATAGACGCTCAGGGCGTAATAGACGGCATCCATGCACTTCTCTAGCTGATCCCGCACATCTTTGATGTATTGGATCGTCCGCCGGTCATCGGATTCAACCTGCGTTGCTGTTACCATACCGGTTTTTTGGTCGAACACGAAATAGCCGTTGGAGAATCCAGCCTTATAGCCGATCTGCGATAATAACGCATTGATTCCCTTAACCCTCACTTCTGTGTTGAGTGTCGGGTTGATTTCTTGGTAGAAAGAATCCGGCCCCTCGCCGTAGACGTTTCGAACGTACTTCGGCAAGTTCTTTGTTGCGGCAGCTCCCGGGTTCACCTTATTAACCGGCGTGCCAGCCGGAGACAACAACCGATCATCTGCCAGAACGATTCGTTCACTGTCATTGATTTCTCCGGTCATGCGCGAGTACGCGATATCAAGGTCTTTCAGTTCTTCCAGAGCTTCGGCATATACCGGCAGGCCGAGTGGCGTAGACTTATCTACGTTATTCGCCTGCGGTGTCACGAACACGCCGAACATCGGACCGTCCAGGCTTTCTCCGTTCGTTTTCAAGATCGGCGGGGAGTCTGCCATAAGCTCAGACCATTTCGTATCTTTCAGCGCCACCGGATCGCCGATTGAATCGGGAGATTTCGACCGATACGCCCGGTTGGAAATATAGTAAGGGCGTACTGTTTCCTCGCCCTGCTTTTCTTCTGCAAATCGGTGATACTCCAGCCGCGTGTAGTACCATTTTCCTTGCGTGTACGTATCTTTGAATATCATTCCGGTGATATTCTGGTTATCATAATCGGTTATAAGCACTTCATCCGGCGTGAATACATCCAGTGTCTTCCCGTTCGGCTTGATGACTACCGTTCCATACGCACAGCCATATTCCACCCATTTTCGGATACTGAAACACACTGCATCCGTCTGTTGCTGCAGCCATTCCGCCCTTGCTGATCCCTCGATTGTGATTTTAATTGCTAATGTCGCAAGCCGCGCTGTTTCGGAGCTTAACGATTTTGCAAAATTAATTGTTCGGATGCCGTTTTTTACATCTTTCCACGGCGGTTCTCCGGAATAAACAGCAGCGCATTTTTTAATTACCGTATCCATTACCGGGGATTCGATCGTATCAACGTTAAACGCCTGCTCCGCTTCGCTTCGAAAAAACATGCTTAGCCACCTCTTAATAGTTGTTATCAGTCCCATTCCTAGCCCTCTGTCACTTTTCTGCCGCACATCGGGCAGTAATTGACGTTATGCGGCGTTCCCTCGATGCTCCCCGCCGCTCTTGTCTCGACCATCGTCTTACGGATCAGCTTGCACTGATAGATGTACCGTGCACGCTGATCGAATCTTTCTAAGGTTTTCCAGTTTTTCAGCTCATCGCAAAATTCGCACATTATGCACTATACCCCCTGCGCATTGATATTGGAGACGTAGCATACCTGAGAGAATCTATCCAGTGATCGTCACCGTCTGGATAGTCCGCTATCACTTCTCCATTTGCGTCAATTTCATGTTCGTAATTGATGATTTCTTTATAAGCTCGTGGTGTCCGTGCCGGATCAATAACAAGCGTTCTGCACTGGAGCCATTCGAAAGTATATTTTCGGCTGCCCGGAGTAACAAGCGCTCTTCTGGCCGGAAGTCCTGCATCTCGGAAGTCTACTATGCTTTCCTCTTCGTCTACACCACAGTATATAGAATAATCATCATAGCTCTTATCTTTGATCTGCTTCGCCATGGCGGCATTTCTGATCTTACATCCGCCCAATTCGTCAAGCAGATACACTTTTTCTTGATTAGGCACATAAGCCGCCCGAATAAAAGCTTTCGGATCCGGATACCAACCCCAGTCTTGTCCCTGGTAAATAGACTGGAATTTCTGTATTTCCTCGTCCGTAATGGTTCGGATCTCAAGAAGCTCAAATATATTCGTTCCAAGTCCAACCGGAATGCCAAGATACTCATGCTTATACGCGCGCTCATTGGTCTTTTTAAGGTGTTCTGCATCGTCGATGAACTGCTGTCCAAGCCAGTCCACAGGAACACTTGTATAGTCGCTCTTGTGCCTGTAACTATCCTCTCTCGGCTCTTCAACGTATACGTTCGCCCAGTTGCTCCGGCTGATCGGCGGATTGAACGTCTTGAATACAACGAACTTATCTCCACCACGCAGCACGGACTGTTGTACGGTTCGGATTTCTTCGATTCCGGCAAATTCGTCAAGCTCTTCGAACCACAAATATTTGAACCATCCGCGGCTTGCCTTAATTGATTTCGTTTTTTTTGCCTTGTCCAGCCCGCGGAAGATAATCTTCTGCCCTGTCGGCTTATAAGTGTATTGCATCGGACTTACGCTCGCCGACCAAAGATCATTCGCACCAAGTGCATCAATTCCCCATGCAATCTGCTCAAACACCGATTCTCGCAGGGTATTTCCAACTTTTCGGAATATCACAGCATTTGTATGCTCTCCTTTTTCCGCGTCCATCATCATCCCGAACGGAATTTCAGCACCTACAAATGATGACTTTGCGGATCCGCGTCCTCCGTACAGGTCATAATAAGTGTGGTTGCCGTCAAGAATATCCCAATGGACAGCATAGAAAGCAGGCGCGATGATGTCAGTTAGATTTACTGCGTTTACGCTGCTTTCCATTCTTTCCCTCCGGGCGTGGAATATTATTGATTATCGTAATGCCATCGCCGTTTGCTTTCGTTTTCTCCGTCAGCTCAATTCGTTTCATAAGCTCCCGGCCTGCCGCCATTCTGGTATCAATAGACACTTCAAGCCCAAACTGATCCTTTATTTCACCTCGCATAACCGAAGTATAAAATTCCTGTATTTCCTTGATAGTTGCGACCTTTTCGCTCTCTACTTGCTCTTCCAGATGGCGTAAATACTCTCTAACATTCGGCTTTTTTAAGTTCTCGCTTGCCATTTGCGGTGCTGTCTTCTCCGAATACCCCGCTTTTCTTGCCGCTTCCGCCTTATTCCCGCATTCCATCAGCTCATGGCAGAAATCTTTTTGTTTTTTTGTTACGCTCATCTAATCACCTCTGTCTATTGCCATTCTTGCAGTGCCCTCCACATATCTACCAGACAGTTCAGCAAATCGAGCTGTGATGCTGTTCTGATGATCTGATAGTCCATTTGTTTCCATACACCAGCTTTTCCGAGAAAATCAACAGGGGTTGACAGTATATACATGGTTATCATCCTCTCTTGCTCCTTTGAATAGAACTGTGTTGTCCCTATCTTCACGATTTGCCCATTCTTCACCAGCGCGCGTTGCAATTTTTTAATGATCGCGTTTAGGTTTGCCATAATGTCCTCCCCGTCCTACCGATCAGTCTTTCTTTACCCAGCTCTTTGTTTTTCCATCCCACCGAAAACCTTTTTCTTTTAACATGCTTCGTATGTTGTAGGTTTGTCCCGAAACGCTGTTTACTTTGTCCCATCTGATACCATAGCTTTCAATTCCCCTGGAATCATCGTAGCTCACAATACCATGTTGGATTTTATACGTCACGTCTTTGGTGTTCGCTTTCGGGTTGCTGTTGTCGAACGTTCCATAGGCTTTTACAATCTCTATTCCGCCTTTTTCGTTCTTTTGTTCTACCGCTTCATACACATCATCTCTATAGTGTGGACCATAGATAGAATTCCGGCGGTAGAATGTCGTGATCGTCTGCTCTTTCGCTTTCGGGTCCAACGCGGATTGGCTTTTCTTGCCTATGCCGCTTGCCCCCCCTCGTCCGCCCAACTAGATTCCCTCCTTCTTGTATCTCTCCTGGAATGCCGCGACCTTTTCCACGTCCCCTTCCAGTTCTTCCGGAACTTTCCCGAAGAAGATCACATGCTCCGGTGATAATCGTTTCATCATTTCTTCATATCCCCGCAGGAATGCCGCTTTTTTCGCCTTGCTGTTCTGCGTTCCCACACTAGATACTGCCACCACGCTTCCAACCGGCTCGCCATCAAAGCACCACTCGAACGATCTTTCATCGCTCCATGCGATCGTAGGTATTACACGCAGTCCATTCATCTGCATATATGCCGCGCACCAGTGTTTTCTGTAATGGTTGTAAATCTGCATGGCTTTCGGAAAGTCCGTGTACATGCTGAAATCCGGTGAAAGCACGTAGTCATAGTCTCTCAGTACATCAATATACCTGTCCGGGTTGTTCCATACCCGTTCGAACTGGTAGTCATCCAGGAAGAAATGCACGCCCTTCCCGGCTCTTTTCGCTGAGCTGACCGCGTAGTTAAATCCGATCCACTCACACGGTTCGTACTGCTCCGGGATAATCTCTGGAATCCCGTATTCTCCCACGCCGGAGAAGATCATTTTCTCGAGATTGTCGTAAGTCTTGTTTGTAGGCATAAAAATCACCCCCATACTAATACACTTCTATTCTTAGTGTACTGGTATGGGGGCTTTTCGTTGTACCCTTTTATTATATTTTTTCAATAAATTCTAAAAACTATGTCTGCTCCGGCTACTCCATCATAGTCCATTTTCATTTTTTCCGCCTCTTCATAGCTCGTCGCGGTACCGATCAGCTCCAGTGTTTCTCTATCTACGACACCAATTTCCATCTTTGAGAAATCCCATACATCTCCGCCGGAAATCCACTCTCCGTCTTCGTCATATTCATTTTCTCTTATCATGTATTCCGTCACGGAAAACATGCCTCCGGACTCGCTGATTTCTGTCTTGTATTTTTTCAGCTCCTCCTCTGCTTCTTCCAGCTTTTTAAATTCTGCAATTTTTTCCGGTTCCACATCATCCATCGTGCATCCGGTTGTAATCTCTTTCCTGTGCTTCCAATTAAATTCTGCACTGTTTTTCATTATTTCATATTTTTTCATGTTATTTTTTTCTCCTTCACTATCTTCTTGCACTACTCTTTCCAGTAACATCAAAACATATTCCGGCGGGTTTCTTTTCCCTGACTCCCACCCCTCAAGAGTCCTTTTTGGAATATTGTATTTTTTCGAAAATGCATCCTGTGTCAGTCCAGAGTATTTTCTGATTTCTTTTATTTTCATTTTTCCTTCCCCTTTATTTAGTTAAGCTTTTCGGAATCCAGCAAGTCCATCCTTTATAGGACCCTACAACACCGCCTGTAGCGATTCTAACTTGAATTGCTTTTTCTGTTTCTGTAATAATCTCTTCAACCTCTGCAAAAACATAACCATTTTCTCTTTTTATGGTTTCGTCTTCGTTTCTTTCAAAATCAAAGAATGTATTATATTTTTCTGCCTTATCCTGTTCTTTGTTGAAAAACCATTCTTTTACTGAAATATATTTCGTTTTTGCCTCCTTCCACGCTTTCTTTAAACCGGAGGAAATCGTCATTGATTCTTTCTTCACCAGCTCCCATGCTCTTTTCATTATCTTCGATAAATCGTATGTCTTCATTTCGATTTCCTCCTTGTTTTCTTTTGATGGTTTTATTATACCACTCATTGACGTATACGTCAATAGGCGGAAAACTTATTTTTAAAAAAAGAAAAAGCGGGGTTTATTCCCGCTCTTTTCTTTATTCTTCTGGATATATTTCTATTTTCTCTTCTCCTTCCAGTCTTCACTCTAACTCCTTCCCGTGCAGAAGCAGCAATCGATACAGTTCCTCGATTGTCTTCCTTCTGTATCCCTGGAAATCTTTCCGCTGCATTGGGATATACTGCACCTGGCTGATCCGGTCATACCCAATTCCAAGCGTCAGATTCGCAAACAGGGCGCTCGATATCTCCGGGCAAGTCTTCTGTGCGGCCTGCAAGATAAGATTCTGGTCGTAGTCGTGCGCGTTTCTGCAATATGATACGATCTTATCCCCAAGTTCTTTCGAAATCCCGTAATCTTTCAAAAATGTGCTCCGAATGCTCATGGTGCAGCTCCTTTCTGCGTTACGCTTCTTTTACCTCATCTCTTAACTGGCAGAATTTGTAGGTGACGCAATACTCTCCCACGCTGAATACCGCAATATGTGTAGAGATATCAACCAAAGTTGCATCGCTCCACTGATACGAATTTACGTTGCCATCCGCGATTGACGGGCGGCGGATCTTATACCTGTTCCCTATCACAAGTTCTTCTTTAGTCATTTTGATTTTTTCTCTCCTTCTTCATCCAGGTTCATGATGTCTAAAATTTTTTTCATGCATTTCTGGCATAAGTCAAAAAAGTCCGTGTCATAATAATTTCCGTCCTTTGTGTTACATCGAAATGTTATTTTAGTCGCCTTTAATCCATCGTATTTATTTTCTGCTGCATACGACTCGTATAGCTTGCCGCATCGGTCACATTTGTATGCTCTACTCATCCTTTTCACCTCTTTCTACTTCCTTGAAAACCAG